GATTTATTCATTGAAGCATAAAGCGACTTCCAAGAGTCAAGAAAAAAGGTGCTTTGTTTGAGAACAAGTTCCTGAATCCCTCAATATCGAATCCATCGAACTCCTCCAAGTCAATCTTGAACACGTGCTTGAAAACTCGAAGGTTTCCTGATCTCATGACATCTTGGTCGAATAAGTCTGGCCCAATGGCATCGAGCTCCGCCTTGTATCCTCCCAAATAGCGTTCATAGAACCTCGTAACAAGTGCAGAGCCAAAACCACCAATGAGCATGAAAGAAAAGACCCTAGTGAAGGACGTGGCCAAATCTTCAACTGGTGATTCCGGATAAAGCATCCCAAGCAACAAATCACGATCTTCTCGGAACAATCTTCCTCTCTTGATCTGATAACCAATGAACTTGCGATCCTCAAGCACATTCGTCGCGACAACCTTCTCGGGCTTGATAACCAGGTCAAAGAACTTGAGAACGCATGCTGAAACGTCCTCAACCAGGAAACCAAGATCGTTGTCGTCCATATGGTTGATCTTGAAACAAAAATCATCACCGAGTACTCTTTCGCCGTGAAAAGTAACCTCGAGATACTTCAATGCTGAAACCAGGCAACAATAAACCGCCAGGGAGTTGATCAATAGGGTGAGGAATGAGCCTGAAGGAACGCCGTTGATCTTTTTGATAATCGTGCCATCCGGAAGAACGAGATGTGTGAAAATGAACGCATCAATGAGATATTCTACAGCCAAATGGTGCCATGGCTCTGTGAGTTGCATATGGGGAACTAGAACTCTGTAGAATTGGTCCTTGAGAACGAAACGCGCGCGCAATGAATCCCAGCCACTGATATCGGTATTAACGAATGAGTCCTTTGGCCCCGAAGTCAAATACTCATTCAACCTTGCAATGGTGTCCTTGCCTGTCATGAATCGATCGCGATGATGTGCGCCAGCAAAGATCTGGTGGTAGAAGCCTCGGAAGAACATGTTTTCCAGTATCGTGTGTTCGATAGGAGCAACCCAAACACAACGAGTCTTGTTTTCCGTGACAGGGGACAGATGTCCACGTGTGGCCAACTTGCACGGAATTTGTTCCACTTGCTTGCCATCCTTCCAGGTCTGAATCATCTCCTTGACCTTCTCATATGCTTCAGGAAGCACATCTCCTTTCTTCTTTCCAGGGAACGAAAATCCAGCTGATGTGTTCAAGGGAATCTTGGTCATGGCAATCTCCAAAGGAATGACCCCACATGAACGAAATGAACCATGCAGCTGATCGAGTGTGTTGTTCCAACAATCCTCCATCCTATCATCGAACCTGTTGCATTTGTATACTGTGTCGCCGCCATACTTGAGCAATGAATGATAAGCTCGTCCAATCCTCGGCGTTTTTGTATAACCTCGGCACTGCTCATACTCCTCCTCGTCGAAATGCCACAAAGCCTCCTTGACAAACTCGTCCAAGTTGAAGTAACCGGAGTTGATACTGTAACGGAAATCCGAATCACGAACATGCTTCCACCCATTAGAAGCCAAAGCCACATCCTTGAATTGCTGCAAGGTGAGCTCGGCGAAAGGCTGCTTCTCAACAACATGCTTCCAGGTGAATTTCGAAATCTTGCTCGGCAGGGCTACATTTTGGGAAGTCATTTGGG